CCACGATCTTCGTGTTTAATGGGTCCTTGTTGTTCTTCTTAATGAAATTATTGCAGGCTCGAATCCCTCCGGTGAAATGCCGTTGAATCGATGAGGTAGATAATGGTTCGAAATCTCCGAACAAGAATCGTCCTTCTCTTGACAATAGAGGCTGCAGGATTGCAATAGTCTTATCATCCAACATCACTTTTCTCAAACTTGAAGTCGTCTTTAGAGACTTGAAACCGCCTCCATATTGCTTGAGCGATTTGTTGATATCCGCATAGCCTTCTTTGATATCAGACTTCTCTATGGCTCTTCCTTCACTTCGACGTGAGCCGGTCCTAAACAGGAACGTAAAATAAGCTTTATACAAATAATTTTCAACATGGCCAATGTAGAGATCGAACTGTTCGTTTGTCCATACTTCATTTGGAATGAGATCAGACGACTTCAATGAAATGGGTTTTATTAATACAGAATTATTCTTAAACTCGTAGTAATCAGATCCGAACTTTGCTACTGACTTCATCAAGAAAATGGCTTTATTTTTATAGCGTACAGCTGCCGTACTATCCGACTCAATCGCATTCCTGACTTCCAGATAATCGCCAGGACGAATCTTTCTCATGTTCTTGTCCAACAGTGGCTCTAGGAAGCGTTTGGCGATCTGGCGATATTTACTGAGGTTATTTGGATCGACATCGTGAGACTTGTTTTCTACATAGAGCTCAAAGAGCTCTCGATATGTCATTGTTGTTGATGTGACGCGATCATCCGCTTTTCGAAAAACATCTTCGTAATCAAGCGCAGCTCGTTTCGTGGTGAATCCGCGTTTCATCATTACTTTTACTTTTCCAGTATCATCCCTATAGCTTGTCCGGCAATACCAGGTTTTCAATTTTGGATCTTTATACACTGCCATATTCACATCCTCCTTCTTTTTGTTATAATGGAGGTACAACAAAACCTCGTAAAGGAGATGTTGTGCTTGCACTCCGTCTGACCACGGAGTGCTTTTCTTATTGTTGTTGAGAAATTGCGTTTAGTGTCGACATTATGATTTGGGCTTTATTAAATGCATCTTTATATAAAGCTGAACTTGTTTTTGTAGATCTAGTAATTAGGGGAATCATCACTATGGAATCGTCAATGTCGTTAGTAGTTATTGTGACAATCATGGACTCAACGATTCTCTTTGTTGTTCTCTTTCCAGTGACACCTCCAACTATAGCCCCAACTCCACCCAGTAATAGACCACCGGCAACCGCGCTCCCGAGTCCACCTTGAGAAATTTGGCTATCGTCTTCAAGTAATTCAAAGCCAATAATGTCAGAGAACCATAGGTATTTATCCTTTTTCGCCACTGCATTGGCTGTTGCCTTTACAATGGTTGAAAGACCTCCAGTTGAGACTGATAACAAAGTCGAACCTAACGTGATTTTGCTTTTAGAATTCGACCCCATATAATAATTTTTAATCTTTACAATTTTGTTTACACTGTCAATTTCTAGATCTCCAATTTGCTTAGTCAATTTAAAAAGATAAGCAGGGTTATCTTTGTTTAGTTCCTTCTCTAATTCCTTTTTTTCAATGCGTTCTTGATTTAATTCAATAACCTTGTCCTTCATTTTGTTAAAATCGAGTCCCATTTGTTTTCCTCCCATTGGATTTATAATTCACCGAAGTGATATTACCATAATTGCATAAAATAATTATACCTTATTAATAATCAATGCCAACTTGCCAACTACGTGGAAGTTCATTGTTTCCACAGTGACAATGATCGGAGCGTAGTTCTTGCTAGCTGGCTGAAGTGTTATGATTGCACTTAACTCGTCCTTAAAGAATTTCTTGCATGTTGCCATATTATCATTAACACAGAAGCAACCTATTTGGCCATTTTGGATAATAGGCGTTTTTTCGAATATAAGCAGATCGCCATCTTTGATATTCTCGTCGATCATACTATCACCTTTTGCATATTGGCAAAAGTACTCTTTGTTCTGGTGCAGAAGGGATACCGGTAATGTGATATACTCCTCAACATTATCATCGACGAACATAGCAGATCCACAAGCTATTTGGGTATAGAGGGGCAAATGCATTACTGATTCAGGTTGAAAGTTAAAAGCCTTATCGCCTACGAGTATAATATCCTTGAAGTCATTTTGCGCATCAAGTATTGCGTAGTTCTCGTCTTGGTCATTCAAACTAAGCTGAAAAAGTTCAACTGGATCCATCTTTGCGCCGTCTGCTATTTTTTTAATGACATCAGCTGTAACTCGTACTGGCTTTCCCGTTCTGAAATCAGAACCTTTTTCGATGCAATCCAAATAGGTATGGCTTATACCACATAGTTCGGCAAACTCCCTTAGCGATCGGTTTCCTCTAGCTTCGCGAATTCTTAATCCAAGAAGATTTCTGTCACTCATGTTTAACACCTCTTGAGGTTATTGTAAGGCACACCTAACAAATAATCAATATATTTAATGTTGTTTATACTTGACACAAGTTCGTATAATAATGTAAACTATAAACAACAAGGAGGATGTCTCAATGGAAAACAAAATCTCTGAATTAAGAGGTATTAAAAAAGTTAGTCAAGAGGATTGCGCTATAGGTATTGGAATCTCAAGAACGGCCCTCAGCGCAATTGAAAATGGTGGTACACCAAGTGCTAGAACAATGCTTAGTATTGCTAGATATTTTGGTAAAAGTGTAGAAGATATTTTTTTTGATACTAGTGTTATACAAAAACAACAGAGTGATTTAAAAACTGTTAAATAGGTGTAACAAAAGGGGTAAGGTAAAAATGAACATCCTATTCAAACCGTACGCGACTAAATCCGATATCCGTGAACTCCTGGGCGGAGCGCGTTGGTCCAGTGTAACCCAAGTATTCACAGAGTGCAAGAAGCTTGAAAATGATCGGCTTAATATTCGACCTAACAAAGTTCCTTCCCAATTAGTATTTAAAGTCTTAAGGGTCAATTACAATTTTGCCCTAAAACAATATCGTGAAAGTCAAATTGACGTAGAGATAGTGGGTCACAACTTAGAGTAGTACCAAATAAAGGAGGCACCCGCATGCCACAAACAAAATTAATGATTAAAACGAGAAGAGCAGACTATGAAGTCATCGGCTATATGCAGAATGACTTGGGCGAATACGCCGTAGCTCTTCTTTATTGTCCAGAGGATAGGAACACACCCTATGTCGTTGCCGACTGTCTATACGAGGATGACGGCTTCTATCTCTGGAACTTCGGAACGTATTTCTCGGATAGCAAGAAAGCCCGGAAGCGATTCAAGGCCGCTCTGCTGGTTTATTAGGGAGGCACACTATGAAAAACAAATTAACCGATCTGAACGATCACTTATTCGAGCAGCTGGAAAGATTGAATGACGATGACTTGACCGGGGATCAATTAAACGCAGAGATTGCGAGATCCAAAGCGATGACCAACGTAGCGCAGACGATCATCAATAATGGTGAGCTACTACTTAATGCTAAAAAGCATGCCGATGATTACAATCTTGGAAAATCAGAGATGCCGGTTATGATGCAGATCGACAATAAATGATGCACTTCTTTACGAAAGACAACCTCGCTTATCTAAGACAGATCGCACCGGGCCAAGGCTCCAAAGAGATCACCCAACAGTTTAATGATCACTTCAACCTATCGCTTACCGTTGATCAGATCCGCTGGTGTAAAAAGAACCATAAGATACCCAGCGGCCTAACCGGTAGATTCGTAAAAGGTAATATGTCAGGAACCCCATTTAGAAAAGGACAGCACATGGGAAGAGCGACAGAATACAAAAAAGGGAGCATCGGTTGGAATCATCGTCCGATTGGAAGTGAAAGAATCAACGGTGATGGCTACTTGGATGTAAAAATTGCAGAACCAAATAAGTGGAAAGCAAAACATGTGATCCTCTGGGAGAACAATAACGGACCCGTCGAAAAAAGTCATAAGTTAGTTTTCCTAGATGGTGATAAGCAGAACGTAAGCCTTGAGAATCTGGTTCAAGTTACTTATTCAGAGCTGCTGCTGATCAATCGGCATGGACTGATCAACGCAGATCCTGAGTTAACGAAAACTGGCGTTCTACTGGCAGCGCTTATGGATAGAACCTATACGGTTACAAAGAAACAGGGAGGAAAGAAGTAATGACAACGGAAGAACAAATTAAGTTAAGAGAAGAGAGACGTCTCAAATTATGTGCATTGATGAAAGACAACAATATCAAGGGTACGGCTCTTGGCGCCCATAGCCATATCGGCTCCGGCAGTATCTCCATGATGCTATCCGGTAAACAACCAATCACCGATAAGACATGGGAGATCATCACCACCGCGATCGAAGACATTCTAGATGGAAAAGGGGCTCCTGTTACTAATCCGACAGCTATACCGAAATCTGTTCCACTAAAGCCGATCACGACACCAGTGCGCGTCGTTACCGCAGAGAATAGCCTAGTCCAACCGCATATGTGGATCGCGCTTAGTAACTTCGAAAACACAGTGATCCACAAAAAAGATATCGAAGGTAAAGAAGACGCATTTTTGGAAGAGTTAAAAAGTAAATCCGGATATAACTGCAGCTTGATCAATAATGGCAATTGCTGGATCGTGCATCGCGCTGTTGTTATCGAAGATCTTCCGGAAGTGAAGGATCACTGGAATATTGGGAATATGCCTAATCTGGCCACTATCTCGATTCCAACAGAGAATGCAGCAAAGGGGATCACAATTACACCTGATGTAGCACCATCACCGATTCAGATTGAGGACCTTCCTCAAATGCCGGCACCAAAGATCTTACAAGCAGCCGAAGCATCTATCTCTGTTGAAGAGCAAATAACCTATATCAAAAATCTAAGCGAGCGTAATCTACAGCTGATTGAGAATGCCGATCTACTTGGATATAGTTCAACACTTGTCCGAATTCGAAACGATCAGCCGGTACTCGATCAGATACTGATCACGCTTAAAAACCTTACGGTTGATAGGCCAATGACATTTGAAGAACATTGCCAAGCGATCGCAAATTACATTCTCGAGAAATACAGTTATCATACTTCAGCCATCATTGCAGTCGATCGAGTGACAATCGTTGAGAATGTGGAGGCCTTAAATTTAGCCTCGTTAGATTTCTAGTTACAAGTCAGAGAATCTCCTTCTCTGATGCGTATCCGCATGGGTCGTCCACTACCCCCTGGACGTATTTCCCCCACCCTTGATCTATGCGGATACACATGAGGAAAGGAGGTAAAGATATGGAAATTATTAAAGAGCTACCTGGCGGTATGGCGATGAGACATGGTATCGCAGAAACACTTGAGGAAGAACAAGTCGAACTTCTATCAAGCTTCAGTGGATCTCCAATCGTAAAGTTCGCGGATGGAACGATCGTACTGATGCCCTGGGCCGATATTGTGGCGATCGCAGACAAGTATAGACAGGAAGCGCAAATAAAAAGCACCGAATCTTAGGGAGAGAAGGCGCTTCAAGGACTGTTAGTTCCTGGTCCTATTATACCAAATGAAAGGGATCAAATCAATGAAGAGAAATAGACAATCGCTGATCCTGATCGCATTACTCGGAGGATCAATCATTTTCTCCGGGGCTGCGACTATGGCCAGAATCAGCAAACAAAAGCAGCTGCTCCAAGCCCAGAGTGAACTCGCCAAGGTGACAGAAGAAAATGTCAAACTATGGCGCACTGTTGAGGCTTTGCAGGGCGATCTCAAGGCATCCGAAGAACTACTCGCACTACGCGTATCACCGACCTATCGGACCGTATGCTCCTCCAATCAATGGAAGAGCTTCGAATCGGAATCAGCGATCACCGACCACTCGTCAGCACAATACAAACTAAAACTAAAAGCGACGATCGAGACTAACTTCGGATTCCTTTGGATCAACAAGAAATACATCCTAGTCGCGATGGCACCTCAATACGGACCCGTTGGATCCAAGTATCTGATCACCTTCGAAAGTGGCCAGAGTATCAACGTCATGATCGGCGACACAAAACAAGCAGAATGCGTTAGCCCAGAGGATGGCAGCATGATTGAAGTTATTGTTAGCCTTCCAGCTGTTCCTGACTATATCAAAAAAGCGGGTAACTTCGATCTTGTATTCAGAGGTTCAATAACCTCAATTATGGAGGTTGAATAATGATTGGAACGCTTGAACAAAAGAGATCGCGCATTGATGATCTTCAAAAAAAGATGGATAAAATCTGTTTATTAATGGAAGAAGGAAAGCTTAGTGCCGATGAAGCGGACTGTCTCTATGAACCGTTTAGTATTGAAAAAAATCAGTTGCATAAAGAGATTCGGGAAGAAGAAAACGCAAGCTATGTTGCGTTCCTAAACAGTCTGAAGGGGGTGGGGCGATGAATAAGACAATTAGACCTGACTGGAAGAGTATCTTCAGACTGTTGGGCGACATCGATGTAAACGTGGATGGCGAGGTTCAGCCGCTCACCCAATGGGTGAATTCCCAGATTCCAAAAGAGATCACAGCTGCTGAAGCCATCGATCTGTTAATACCGAATGCGAAACTTCAGTATGAACCGATCGGACTCTTCTATGTTCACTCCGGATTCAGACGCTATACCGCATTCGATAATTCAACCGGCTCTGCTTGGACGGAAGACTTCAGGAGTAAAAAGAAAATGTTGAAATGGTTGAGAGGGGAGTATGAAGTAGATGGAAACAACTAAAACAAATCATATGGCCGAGGTGGCCGAAATGCTTGGGGTGAAGTTGGATGAAGATTTTATGATCCAGCATCGCACGCAACGTATTGACATCAAAGGAACGTATCGTGTGACCGCTAATGGCCTCTACATGAAGCGATTCGATTACGAATGGACGCAAGCNCATCATNTGTTATCCGGATTACTGACGGGTGTATATAAGGCGGTGAAGNTATGAATAAATATCTAGAAGCATTAGACGATGTAGCAGCCCTTGCATATGACCACGGCTGCATATCTGTGGANGGCGNGATTGCACGAGATGAGCACGTTATATTACTTCAAGAACTGGTTGATAGAGCAACACCTACAAAAATAGTTTTATCGCCATTTCACGATGTCTTAAGTGATCAAACAGCTTATATCATTCAATGTCCGAGTTGTAAGTATGGTTTAGGTGTCACCATGCATAAGGTAGGAACGTATTTCGAAAACTACCTAGAGGGACATCGTGATATTAAATTCTGTAGTGATTGTGGAAAAGCACTCGATTGGAGTAAAGACGATGAATGATTTGCCAGGATACGACTCATGGCGACTGGCTACTCCTGAAGAGGACCGACCGCGCCGAGATGGAATCAGTTGTGATGACTTCCCAGATTATGAAGATGATGAACCCATTGAATTGGATGACGACCTAGAAGTCGTTATGAGATAGGAGCAGTTATGGAAAATGAATTAAGCACAGTGATCTACAAGATCAACTTCAAGTATATCTTAAAGAATTATTTGAATAAGGAATTGTGGAAAAAACAATGGACTTTATTTGACTACAACAATGTAGTTAGGAAAATGAGGATCAAAGCAATTGACATCGCCTCAAATAAGATCGTTCTAGCAATTGATGATGGCGGTTATTACTATTCGTTCTCACCGAGCTTTGAAATCCCGTTATCAGAGGCTCATTTTAGTGAAAAGGTGTTCACAGATACTTTGTTTAGGACGCTGTGGAGTGATTTAGTAAACCTAGAAAGATCGAGAATCAGAGAATTGGATGCTTATAAAATGGCACTAATTGCTGATTACGATCTAAAAGACCGGCGAAAAGAAATCGGTGAGGAGTTTCTCGATGATAACAACGTTACCAACGAAACCATCCGCGAAGCGTATATCGATCATTTCGTAGACAGCTTTGAAGATGATGACGCTTATACTGATCGAGTTTTAGCTGAACTCAAATATAAAGTTACACCGGAACTCTTCTTGATGCTTTCTCTCCAATACGAAAAGCCGGATCAATACCAAGAGATCATTGACCGGATCGAAGATGAATATGAGGATGTTGAAGAACTCAAAGAACGGTTGAAACAAGATTATGAAAGCTTTGATGTGGAAGATATGACTGCTGATGCGAAAGAGCATCTTGAAAAGATATAGGTGAGGATATGACAGAGATACAAAAGAACTGTCGGAGTTGTAAGCATTATAGGGATCAGAAATGCAACATACTGCTCAATAGAATGGTGGCCTATGAAGAAGATATTATTTGGCCGGATAAATTAAGCGCCGCACGGATCCTTAAAATCAAAGAACATGTACAAGCGCTTATCATTGAGCCGACAGAATTTAGTTGTAGTAATTGGGAATAAATGACAGAACAGGAGGAATACACATGTCATTAGATATCAATATTAACGTTAAGATTTCAGCCTCTGATGGATTAATCGCCTTGCTTACAGCGCTTACGAGTTCTACCCACTCACAACGAGGCATCCATGAAGATAGTTCGAGCAGATCTATGCCAGTTGATGCATCCGCTGAACCGAAGCCAACATCCAAGAAGAAAGCATCAGAACCGAAGCTAGAGGCGGTTGAAGAAGAGCCGGTGGAAGTGATCGCGCCGAAGATAGAACACACAATGGAGCAGTTGAAAGAGTTACTGACAAAAGCAGCTGCGAATAATGTTACTACCGTTCCGCAATTCTTGAAATCGTTCGGTGCGAAGCGGTTATCCGAAATCGATACTTCAAAGTATGACGAGATGTTCGCGCAACTGACGGAGCTAACCAATGACCTCCCCTATTAAGGAGATTAACCATAAGGATAGAGATCATGCATTACTAAGTGCCTCCGCTGCGAAGCGGTGGCTGGCATGTACGCCAAGTGCGAGATTGGAAGATACCTTCCCTGATTCGGATACTGAGTTCTCCAAAGAGGGAACTCGCGCGCATGAGTTAAGTGAAAAGTATCTGCGCAATTGGGTTGAGGATAAACCTTTACTAAAATGGTCAAAAGAAGAAATCGTAATTATCGAGGAGTTGAAGCCGTATATCGAGTATATTCAGGAAACTTATCTTGAAGCGAAAAAAGATCATCCGGGTGCTGTTATCTTATTCGAACAGCGCCTCGACTACTCGAACATCGCGGAAGAAGGATTTGGAACAGGCGACGTTGTGATGGTTTATGGTAGCACGATCCACGTGATCGACTTGAAGTTCGGAAAAGGTGTGGCCGTCAGTGCTGAAGACAATCCCCAATTGAGACTCTATGCGATCGGGGCTGTCAATGCCTTCGATGCGATCTTCGATTTCGATACGGTCATCACGACGATCCATCAACCGAGACTCGATCATGTGACAAGCGAAACCATGGCTGTAGCGGATCTGATTAAATGGGGTGATGAAGAAGTAGCGCCTAAAGCAAAAGAAGCATGGGACGGCACTGGTAAGTACGTCACAGGTTCTCACTGCAGATTCTGCAAAGCTTCGGCGGTATGCCGGGCACGAGCTGAAGAAAATTTAGCCCTCACCCGGATGGAATTCAGATCTGCAGATATCCTATCGGATGAAGAACTAGCCGAAGTGATCACCCAAGTCGACAAACTGAATACCTGGGCGAATGCCGTTCAGGAATATGTTCTCAAGAGAGCCATCGAAGGCATTCGCTTCCCTGGATTCAAACTGGTAGAAGGCCGCAGCATTCGGCAATACAAAGACTCCGACAAAGTGGCCAGTACATTGGTCACGAATGGATTCGAGGAAGCAATCCTCTATGAACGAAAACTCCTAGGGTTAACCGCTATGGAGAAACTTGTAGGGAAGAAGAAATTCACAGAATTAGTTGGCGATCTCATTTTCAAGCCACCGGGGAAACCGACTTTAGTAGCTGAATCAGATCCGCGACAAGAGTTTAACTCCGCTGCCAGTGACTTCGCGAACGTGGAGCTGCCAAATGAATGAAGAACTCAAACCGGGTGACTTGGTTATCTATACTCCAACTAGTTACTCCGGTGAGGTTTATGAATATAAGATCGGAGTAGTTAAAAGTCTGAGTATGTTTGAATCCGATGTTGCCTTCGTTTATTACCACACAGGTGACACTGCTTCCGGTACTCGACTTGGCGATCTTCACAAGATCGAAAACGCATTCGCTATACACGCTATATTACAAAAACAGGAGGACATAAAACATGTCAACAAATGAATCCACGAAGACAAAAGTTATCACCGGTCTTGTACGTCTAAGCTACGCGCATCTATTCACCCCTGAAGCTGCACAGGGTGCTACCGAGAAGAAATACTCGGTATCTCTAATCATCAAGAAGAGCGATAAGGAAACGATCGCAATGGTCAAAGCAGCGATCCGTGAAGCAACCGAAGAAGGCAAGAGCAAATTCTGGAATGGAAAACTTCCTAAGAAAGCATTAAAAGTTCCGCTGCGTGATGGCGATGAAGATCGTGATGAAGATGTTAATTATGCCGGTTGTTTCTTCATCAATGCTTCTTCTAAAACGAAACCGGGAGTTGTCGATATTTACCGTAAAGCAATCACCGATGAAGAGCAGGTATACAGCGGTTGCTATGCTAGGGTCTCTGTCAATTTCTACCCGTATGATACCGCCGGTAATAGCGGCATTGCATGTGGTTTGAATAATGTTATGAAGATTAAGGATGGCGAATTCTTAGGCGGACGTGCTTCAGCTGATTCCGACTTTGCTGACATCAATCCTGAAGATTACGCTGACGACGATTTCGATCCGCTGTCGTAGTCGTTATGAAATCAACGCTCTCAATCGATATCGAGACCTATAGCAGCGTTGATCTGAAGGCGTGCGGTGTTTATAAATATGTTGAATCCAATGACTTCGAAATCCTCTTGTTCGCGTATGCGTTCGATGATGAGAGAGTAGAAGTCATTGACTTCGCTAATGGCGAAGAACTGCCCGACTATGTGAAATACGCTCTAGGTGATAGTGATTACCAAAAACGAGCCTACTACGCTACGTTTGAACGCTTATGTATAAGCAAGTATCTAGGATATGATCTGCAACCGTATCAATGGCATTGCACGATGGCGTTAGCTGCTTCCGCTGGTTTGCCGGGATCCTTGGATCAGGTGGGTAAAATACTCAATCTAGATCAACAGAAACTGAGTACTGGCAGAGCACTTATTCAGTACTTCTGCAAACCATGCAACCCAACAAGAGGAAACAATGGAAGAGAACGTAACTACCCACATCATGATCCTGATAAATGGGATCTGTTTAAACGATACAACGCGCAGGACGTCGAAACCGAACGCGCCATCTTCCAGTATCTGCAGAACAGTTTCACTCCCACAGAACGCGCTGTGTATGTCCTTGATCAAAAGATCAATGACTATGGAGTAGCTATCGACATGGAATTAGTTGATAACATCATCCGTTATTACGATGGTTACCGCAGTGATCTGCTCGATCGCGCGCAAGAGATCAGCGGTTTAGATAATCCTCAATCAGTGCAGCAACTCAAAGGATATCTCAGTGATCAAGGAATCACAGTCGGATCATTGAACAAGGAAGCTGTGATTAAATTGATCGAAGAATCAGACAACGAAGACATCATTGAACTTCTGCAGAATCGGCAGGAGTCGACGAAAACATCGATCAAGAAATACGATACGATGCAACGCGCTACATGCAATGACGGACGGATCCGCGGAACGCTTCAATATTACGGAGCCAACCGTACCGGACGTTGGGCGGGGAGATTAGTTCAAGTTCAGAACCTACCTCGTAATTATCTGAAGGAACTCAGCAGTGTACGAAAACTCATCAAGCGTAATGATTTCGAAAGTTTAGAAATGATCTATGACAGTCTACCCAATCTATTTAGTCAGCTGATCAGAACCGCGTTCGTGGCTAAAAGGGGAATGACCTTTGCAATCAATGATTACTCGGCAATCGAAGCTCGTGTGATCGCATGGTTGGCCAATGAAAAGTGGCGTTTGGAAGTATTCGCATCACACGGAAAAATCTATGAAGCATCCGCATCGAAGATGTTCAAAGTTCCAATCGAACAAGTGGATAAAGCACTTCGGTCAAAAGGGAAAGTATCTGAGTTGGCATTAGGTTATCAAGGCGCTGCCGGCGCACTCATTACGATGGGCGCGTTACGCATGGGCTTAACGGAAGAAGAACTACCCGGCTTAGTCGCACAATGGCGAAAAGCGAATCCTGCAATCATCCAGTTATGGAAGAATGTTGAGACGTGCGCTAAACGTGCATTGGGAGTACCGGGTGAGGTTGCCAGTCTTCAGAAGCTCAATGCCGACACACCCTGTGATATCCGATTTACTTATGAAGATGGTAGCCTCAGTATCGAACTGCCTTCAGGACGAAAACTATTCTATGTCAATGCAAAACTGATCGGTGAAGGTAGATATACGAAAATCAAGTATGAAGGAATGGATCAGACTACTAAGAAGTGGAGCGTTCAAGATACCTATGGCGGAAAGTTAGTGGAGAATATCGTTCAAGCGATCGCTCGCGACTGTTTGGCCGAAGCCATGCTACGACTTGATTCCGCGCAATATAAGATCTGTTTCCACGTGCACGATGAGGTCATCGCAGAGGTGGCTAAGAGCACCGCTTCGAGTGATTTGAGATTGATGAAGGAGAGTATGGGGATGCCGTTGAAATGGGCGCCCGGACTGATGCTTAATGCTGAAGGATTTTTGAGCGAATTCTACATGAAAGATTAGGAGGCCAGTGATGGAAAAATATCTGATATCTACCGGACGATCTCGGAAAGAGATGAAATGGAAAAACGTTGAAGTCACTTGGGACCAACTCCTGAAGCGTGTTTCCGAAACGCATCGGACACTTGAGACTTTGATTGAATATTCGAAAATGAAGAAACCCGATCAGGACGAGATCAAGGACATTGGAGGCTTTGTTGGCGGCCACTTGAAAGAGGGACATCGACGCAGCGGAAACGTCCTGTATCGAACCCTGATCACGTTGGATGCCGACTTTGGTTCGAAGGACTTTTGGGAAACGTTGATCGCACTGAATGATTTCAAATGCTTGATCTACTCAACTCATAAACACAGCGCCAACAATCCACGTCTGCGCTTGGTGATTCCGCTGAATAGAAAAGTGGATCCTGAAGAGTACGAAGCGATCGCTCGTTGGGTAGCCTATGAAATCGGTATCGATCAATTCGATGACACGACGTATCAAGCCACCAGGTTGATGTATTGGCCAAGTACGAGTAAAGATGGGACGTTCGTGTTTGAACATCAAGAGGGGCCGGAATTGGACGCTGATTCGATTCTGGCCAAGTATCCTGACTGGACGGATGTAAGCTTCTGGCCGCAGAGTTCACGGGTAGTTTCACTACATAAGAACCTGGCCAAACAGCAGCAGGATCCGCTGAACAAGCCCGGAGTCGTGGGGCAGTTCTGTCGGAGCTATGATGTCCACTCAGCGATTGAAACGTTTCTCAGTGATGTCTATACGCCGTGCGACGTTCCTGATCGCTATACCTATGTGAAGGGTTCTACCAGTGCCGGACTGATCACCTATGATGATAAGTTCGCCTACTCGAATCACGCCACGGATCCAGCCGGCCAACAACTGTGCAATGCTTTCGATCTTGTGCGGATCCATCTCTTCGGTGAAGAAGATGAGAGCGCCAAGGAAGGTCTGCCGGCGAACAAGATGCCCTCGTTTGTGAAGATGAATGATCTGTGCATGACCGATGATGCAGTGAAGGGAACGATCAATAACGAACGTACCAGCTCCGCTTTGGAGGATTTCGCGGATGTCGAGATCCCGAAGGACCTGGACTGGATGAAGCGATTGGATCTGTCTAAACGCGGACAAGTCGAGCCGACGATCGATAACATGATGATCATACTGCAGAACGATCCGAATCTGGCCAACATCGGCGGGTTCAATGAGTTCAACTATCGAGCTGAAACATCAGGGAAACTTCCGTGGTGTGCCGATAAGAAGACCCGCAGTTGGAATGATACCGATGATGCCGGACTGCGGCATTACATCGAAAAAGTCTATAAAGTATCCGTGACAAATAAGTTGGATGATGCACTTGCACTAATCTTTGAGGAGCATAAGTTCCATCCGGTCCGTCAGTACCTAGATCCGTTGGTGTGGGACGAGATGCCACGTCTCGATACCTTACTCATTGATTATTTAGGTGCTGAGGATAGCCTGTATACGCGTGCTGTGACACGTAAAACATTCACAGCTGCCGTTGCCCGTGTCTACCATCCGGGAGTTAAGTTTGATTACATGCTCACCCTCACCGGTGCACAGGGAACGGGCAAAAGTACCTTCGTTAAGAAGATGGCTAGGGAATGGTATTCCGATAGTTTGATCAGTATTGGCACCAAAGAAGCCTATGAGAGTCTGCAGGGCATATGGTTGGTAGAGATGGCTGAACTCACCGCCACCAAGAAGGCAGAGGTAGAAGCAGTCAAACAGTTCATCTCAAAGCAGGAGGATACCTACCGGAAGGCATATGCCAAACGGTCGACCGTCAATTATCGGCAGTGTGTATTCTTTGGAACAACCAACAACCCTGAATTCTTACGTGATCTCACAGGAAACCGCAGATTCTGGCCAATAGATGTTCAGAAAGAAAAGCCCGCATTAAGTGTTTTTGAAGATCTTGATGAAGTAATCGATCAATTGTGGGCAGAGGCGAAAAACTACTTCAAGCATGGCGAGAAATTATATCTAAATGCTGAGTTAGAACAGGAAGCCATAGAGTATCAAGAAGAGCACAGCGAACACAACCCGAAACAAGGCTTAATTGAGGGATACTTAGAAACCTTATTACCGGATGACTGGGATAGCCTGGGGATATATGCAAGGCAAATGTTTATCCATGGTGATGAGTTTGTAGGCCCAAAAATAGGAACGGTTAGGCGCGAACGCGTCTGTGCCGTAGAAATATGGTGCGAATTATTCAAAGGGGATGCGAAGAGTCTACCACCTATCCAATCAAGAGAGATTACAGATATTCTCAGAAAGATAGAAGGGTGGGGAAAACTTCAGGGTTCGTATATGTTCAAAATATATAAAAAGCAACGTGGATTTAGACGTTTGTAATCGCAACAGATTGCCGCAACAGTCGCAACAAATCGAAAAATCTGTTGCGAAATAACGGCAACAGTCGCAACAGATTATTTTGAACTGTTGCGATAAGTGTTGCGACAGAATAAGGCGTTAAATAGGGGGTGTTTAGCACTTTCACTACAATCGCAACAGATTATTTGTAAAGAAATACTTTTAATAAATAGGTAACATAAATGGAAATGTGCCTACATATATCGCCTAATACGCAAACATGTATACGCGAGACAAAACTGTCGCTACTGTTGCGACTAAAAAAGAAAGGAAATCTATATGAATCTTGAAGAGTTAATCACAGGTGGTCACATCCAATGGTTCTGGATGCTGAGCGCGGAAGTTAAGTGTAAGGCTGATGTAAAAAAAGAAGCAGAGCAGCGTGGTTTATCAAAGAAGGATTTAAAATTTCTAAAGAGGGTTTTCGGAGTAAAGAAAATTAAGATAAGAGGGCCGATAGAAGAAGCTTGGGTGATCCCGACGGATGATTTGCAAATGGACCTTTACGAATTTCTAGCTTGGTCAGGAGATCGCTTTCCTTATCCTGAAAAGGGCACATCTGAAAATGAGAGAGTCTGAACTGGAGATCTATTTCAGAAAAAAAGTAAAGGACTTGGGCGGATTAGCCGTTAAGTTTACAAGTCCCGGAATGGCGGGTGTCCCGGATCGACTTGTGTTGATCGGCGGCTGTGCGATATTCGTTGAATTGAAAGCGGAGGGAAAGAAGCTACGGCCGATTCAGTTGTATCGAAAGCAGCAGCTAGAGGCACTTGGCCAAACCGTACAATGTCTTGATTCCAGAGATGCTGTGGACGAATTCATCCGGAAGGTGAACGATGCAATACGCGCCACATAAATACCAAATCATTGCCTACGATCATGTAATGCAACAACCGCGATCCGCACTGTTTCTAGATATGGGACTTGGTAAAACGGTTGTAACCTTGACAGCGATCAATGATCTGATGTATGACTTTTTCGAAGTTAAACGCGTTCTGGTCATTGCACCGCTTCGTGTAGCGGAAGATACATGGGATCGTGAGTGCCGGAAATGGGACCATCTGAAGAAGTTGAAGATTTCTAAAGTACTGGGAGATCAGGAGCATCGAGTTAAAGCCCTATTGGCCAAAGCGGACATTTACCTGATCAACCGAGAAAACGTGGAGTGGCTGGTGAACTACTACCTGAAGAAATGGCCGTTTGATATGGTAGTTGTCGATGAACTATCGAGCTTCAAGAGCTCTAAATCGAAACGGTTCAAAAGCCTGAAACGTGTCATGCCACTGACAGATCGGTTCATCGGGCTGACGGGAACACCGGCACCCAACGGACTGATCGATCTGTGGCCGCAGGTCTACTTGATGGATAGGGGTGTGCGGTTAGGGAGAACAGCGACGATGTTCAAGGACCGATACTTCAGTCCCGGATGGCGGAATGGCAATATCGTTTACAAGTGGAACATTAAGCCAGGTGCTGAAGAGGATATCTATTCAGCCATTGGGGATATATGTATGAGTTTGAAAGCTGAAGATTGGTTGTCTGTTCCTGAACGGATCGATTCAACCTTCTACATCGATCTGCCGGTGGATCTTCGAACGAGATACCGTGACTTTGAGCGAGATAGCATCATGCAGCTGATAGATCAGGACATTGTTGCATCAACAGCTGCCGTTGTCACTAACAAACTTCTACAGTTCTCAAACGGCGCAGTGTATGACGATGAGCGGCACGTTCACGAGATTCATAAATTGAAGTTGGAAGCTCTGGAAGAATTACTGGAACAGGCCAACGGGAAACCGGTGATGGTATTCTACAGTTTCATCCATGACTTCGATCGGATCACCGCTTATCTGAAAAAGTACAGTATCCGGACGATTGAGAACTCACAGGATATTCAGGACTGGAACGAAGGCAAGATTGAAGTGCTGTTAGTCCATCCGGCTAGTGTAGGTCACGGACTAAATCTGCAGGACGGCGGGAATATCATCATTTGGTTTGGGTTGACCTATAGTTTGGAATTATACATGCAAGCCAATGCCAGGTTGCATCGTCAGGGTCAGAAGCAGAAAGTTCAGGTACATCACATCCTGTGCCGGAATACCATTGACGAAGAAGTGATGAGAGCTTTAGAGCTTAAAGACGTAAACCAAGCACGACTGATCGATGCGGTGAAAGCGAGGATCTCGGATGAATCAAACCGAACTGCAAGATGAAGTTAAGATCCTTCGCGGTCAAGTGCATTGCTACAATGCGAATCTCAGAAGGATCCAACGACTTACTAATTTGTTAATTGAGCTTGAAACGGTTCAGCAATCAACCGGGAGTGGATTGATCGTTATCTCGAAGGACAGTCCCAGTGGGAATGGTGAGCAAACAAGATTACAGTTGATCGAAGATCTTGAGTTCTGCCGGAGAGAGATTGAATCGACACAACAATCAGTCAAACGTGTTGAGAAGTTCCTACGGATGATATCGGTTGATGATCAGAAACTGATGAGGGCTTTTATGAAGGGGCGAATATACCGCGAGTTAGCTGATGATTTTGGTTATACAACAGATGGTGTGTATCGAAGGATCACAAGACTGATGGCATCGCACATTATTAAAAATGAGAAGAGGAGTCGAATAGGTTAAAACTGTCTTATATTTGCACTATTATTCATGATATTATGGTAGTGTGATCTCTGCGGGGGGAACACACCTATTATCAATTAAGCTGCCTTTAATAGGGCGGCTTTTATATTTTCAACCACACTGAAAGGAGCAAGCAATGTCTGACAAATTGACGGATAAACAAAAGCAGTTCTGCTATGAATACTTAGTTGATTACAATGGAACCAAGGCTGCCACACGATCCGGATACAGTGAGAAGACAGCTTGCTCTCAAGCGAATAGGTTGTTGAGAAATGTTGAGGTGCTCGCGTGTGTGCGTAAGCTGCAAGAAGAGAAGACGCAGCGCCTGATCGTTACACCGGCTTGGGTAGTTCAAAAGTTAGTTGATGTCACCGAAAAAGCGATGCAGGACGTTCCGGTCATGCGATATGACTATGAGGAGAAAGCGTTACTTCCTACAGGTGATTATGAATTTGATTCAAGAGGTGCTACTAAGGCGCTTGAACTGATTGGCAAGCATCTGGGTATGTTTGTTGAAAAGATTGAGACCAAACAAACAGTTACGGTAGTTAGCAAACTCGATTCGATCCTGAATGAGTTGAAAGATGACGACGATGAAGCTATCGAAAAAGTATAAGTACTTCCTGAAGTATACCGGGTCTAAAGCCGATATCTTAGAAGGTACGACATATGCAGGAAAGACGACAGTAGGCGTGATCAAGTTCATGCTGATGGTTGCACGATCGGAATTGAAGGATCACATCATCTCCGGATTAGATCTGGGAACACTTGAAAAGAATATCATCAATCCGACACTGGGTATCGTCGATATCTTTGGCGATACTCGATTTGGTGGATGTGTTCAATACTTTTCAGACGGTGGGGGTGGAATCACGCTGCCGCATATCAAATACCAAACCTCCAAAGGTGAGAAGATCATTTACACCTTGGGCTATGATAACCGCGATCGCTGGAAGAAAGCGTTAGGCGGTCAGTATGGCTGTGTTTACATCGATGAGGCCAATGTGGCCAATATGGATTACGTTCGAGAAGTGCTGATGCGACAGAACTATTTCATGATGACACTCAACCCGGATGATCCGGGGCTCAGCATCTACAGAGAGTACATCAACCGTTCAAGGCCTTTGCCTGTGTGGGCTAACGAGACACCTGCGGCTCTTGCTAAGGAGTTAAAAGAACCCGCTGAGAAGGGCTGGGTTCACTGGTACTTTACCTTTGATCACAATGCCGGGCTTACACCTGAGAAGCGCTACGAACTATTACGCAGCGCACCTGTCGGATCGAAGCAGTACAAGAACAAGATTCTTGGATTGCGTGGTCGACATACCGGATTAGTATTCGATCTGGCCGAGCGCAATGTGATTAGTGAGATCGAGTTGCGGACATTGCAAACAAGTATCAGTGGTCAACCGGCAGAGTGGAAACCCTTTGGGATATTCAGCTGCGGAGTTGATACCAGTTATAGCCGTAAGAGCGATGATACGATCGCTTTTTCTTTTGACGGAATTACAGAGTGCGGACGTAAAGTAACACTCGATGTGCTGACAATCAATAACACTGTTCTAGTACGTAATGGGAAGCACCCATTGGCACCCAGTGATATACCGCCGATGCTGTTCAAGTTCTTAGAGAAGAACCGAGAGAAGTGGGGATTTGCAAGAGACGTGTTCATTGACTCAGCGGATCAAGCGACGATCACTGAGTGCGAGAAGTATCGCAGACAAACAGGGTGCGTTTATAAGTTCATCCCGGCATGGAAGAGTATGAGGATCCTGGATCGCATTATGTTGACCCAAGGATGGCTGACTAACGGTTACTATTACATCCTGGGTAATTGCAAAGACATGATCGATGAGCATAACCTGTATAGCTGGAAAGAAGATAAGCAAGAGCCTGAAGATGGGAATGACCATACAATCAATGCGGACCAGTACGCCTGGCTCCCCTACAGAACCAAGATCGGAGTGAACAAGTAAATGGAAATGAACGAGAGAATCAAAAAAGCGGTGGCAGCTGTATTCCGAATTGATCAGCAAGCCAACATCAGCATCACGATCAATGAGCCGATGAACCATCAGTTGAACGTTTTTAAGAATCAGCTGTGGTATCGAGGCGATGCCTCAGAACTTCATCAGTTCTATCAGCTATTCGATGACATGTGCGGTAATACTAAGTTTTGGCGGGCGAGCGCAACAACCGGGGTTCACTTCCGGAAGATCCACACAGGACTGCCGGCACTGATCGTTGATCGGCTGCGTGATATTGTCGTTGATGACATGAATGAGTTCGAATTCTCAACGGACAATACCAAGAAGAAGCAATGGGAGAAGATGACTTCGGAGTATAACTTCAACAGTCTGATCGGTGATGCGATCGCAACAACTTTGTGGGCGGGCGATGGTGCTTTCAAGATCAGTATGGATCCTGAAACGAGTCAATACCCGATCGTTGAATTCTATGGCGCTGATCGCGTCGAGTTTGAAAAGAAACGTGGGCGATTGGAAACGATCATCTTCAAGACCGAACGTCTTAAAAAGGGTAAGCGTTTCATTCTGCATGAGTTTTATGGACGACATGGTGTCCATTATAAACTATTTGATGGCGATGGGCGTGAAGTGACAGTACCTGAGATTGAAGACTTTTCGGATCTGCTACCAGTCATGTATTCAAATGACCTGGTAATGGCAGTTCCGCTGATCTTCGAGAAATCACCTAAGTACGAGGGCCGTGGTAAATCGATTTTCGATACCAAAGTCGATAGCTTCGATAGTTACGATGAAGTATGGAGTCAGTGGATGGAAGCGCTGCGCGATAATCGTGTGACGCGTTATATCCCTGATAATCTTTTACCGAAGGATGTGAACAACAACCTGCTGCAGCCAAACAGCTTCGATAACCGGTATATCAAGACGGAATCGCAGAGCAACAAAGAAAACGCTGTGGATAAGATAACCATTGAAGGTGGCAATTTACAGGCTGATGGTTTGTTGGCCACTTACGTTACAGCACTTGACCTTTGTCTTCAGGGGCTGATCAGTCCATCTACACTTGGCATCGATGTTAAGAAGTTGGATAACGCTGAAAGCCAACGCGAGAAAGAGAAGGCAACCCTCTATACGCGTAACCGAATCATCAAAGCACTTGAAGTAGCAATTCCTCAATTGGTCAATGCTATGTTCGGTACGATCGATACATTGGATCAAAAAGAGTTGAACCCGGTTGATGTAACAGTCAGTTGGGGCGAATACGCGAATCCTTCCTTTGAGGCTGTTGTCGACACAGTCGGTAAAGCCAAACAGTACGGCATCATGAGCACATACAGATCTGTGAAAGAGATGTACGGTGATTCCATGTCGGACGAGGAGGTCCTTGCCGAGGTAGGCCGCATTCAAGCCGAGTCAGGTGTGATGGATGCTACGCAGACAACTTTACCTGATACCGGTACAGATGCACCGGCAGCTGTGTCTACACTCAATGGTGCGCAGATCACAAGTTTGTTGAAAGTCACTGAGCAGGTGAAGGCGGGTAGTATCAGTCACGATGGTGCAATCTCCTTGCTAACATCTACACTGGGACTAAGTAAAGAAAACGCGGAATCGATTCTTCAAGAACAGATTGCTGCAGCCTAAGTGAGGTGATGATGTGTGCCGAAAGAGTCGTATGATATCAATCAGATATTTGCAGAGATTGAGCAGGAATTGATGAAATCACTGAAGCGCAACTTATCCAGGCACATGAAGGAAGAATCCCTTGAGGGGTTTAACTGGCCGGCATGGCAAGCGCTGAAGCTGAAGGATATGCAACGATTCAGATCCGAGAATCAGAAGATCTTCGCCGCCTATCAGAATCAACTCGATGAGTTTACGCAGCATCTAATCAAAACGCAGTATGCTGAAGGAATCAACAGTGTTGCATCGGATGTTGCAGAAGCGATTAATGATGGTGCAAAGGGACTTACCTCTGTGGATCCGATTGCTTTCTTCAGAACGAATGACACGAAGATCCTGAATCTGATCAATGCTGTACAAGATGACACAAAGAACGTGAAAACGGCAGCGCTTCGTATGATGGACGACCAGTACCGTAAAATTGTACTAAAAGCCCAGATATACAGTTCAAGCGGTGCCGGGACTCTAACAAAGGCAGTGGATATGGCCGCAAAGGATTTTGTCAGTGCTGGTATCAACTGCATCCAGTATGCAGATGGTCGGAGGGTGAACATAGGCTCATATGCTGAAATGTCGATACGTACCGCTAACAAGCGGGCTAAATTACGTGGAGAAGGCGATTTTCGAAAAGAAATCGGTGAGACACTCGTATTAGTATCGCAGTATGGAGCCTGTTCACCTACCTGTTTGCCCTTGCAAGGTCGAGTATATGTAGACGATGTTTGGTCCGGTGGAATTCCAGATGGTAAATACCCGAGACTATCATCAGCGATCGATCAAGGGCTGTATCATCCCAATTGTCGGCATACGCAGAGTACCTATTTTGAAGGTATCACTAGAAGGGTGCCGAAAGTGGATGAGGGTTCTTCCAACGAGAATTATGCAGCGGAACAGAAGCAGCGTTATAACGAGCGTATGATTCGCAGGTACAAGCGATTGGCAGAAGGATCACTCGATGAGGAGAATGCTACAAATTATTTTTTAAAGCAGAAACAGTGGGAACGCGTACAGCGTGAACACCTGTCAGCTTTTCCCCAATTGCGTAGAAACAACTGGCGAGAGAATATTTCTTCGAATGGTATTTACAATTCTTTGGGTAGCAGTATAATATACTCTTCTGACATTCAAATCGGAAGAAGTCTAGGAGCTGCAGCATTCACAGATAAAGTTCTTGTACCCGGTGAAGGACTATTCGATCTTGTTGAAGGTTCAACAATTAAGAAGGTTGTAGTTTTTGCGGGTCAAGGGAAAAAGAAACCAGTATTGATTGCCGAGTCACTGTCAAAGGATTTTGGCGGAGCTGTTGAAAAATGGAACCATGTTCGAGGAGAAGGGGTTGTCGATTACCATTCAACTCCTCGTAAAGCAGAGATACACTGGTTTGAGAATGAAGATGTCGGTAGATACCGAATGAAAGTGAAGGTGTGGTTCGATGAAAATTAAATACCTAAAAGAAACTATATCTTTCATGCTTACCAAAGGTAAGATTTATGACGTGATCTCAATAGAAAAAGACTGGTATCGAATTATTGACGATACTGGAGAAGATTATCTATATCCGCCTGAGGCATTCGAAATTATTAACTAAACACGAGAAATCGTGTTTTTTATTGGCCAAACGTGTCAAGCCAAAAAACTGCATGGGAGTCGACGGACTCGAACAAAAACGGAGGTAAAAATGGATAGTAAAAAACCTAAACTCTTCCCGTTGGACATTCAGCTCTTTGCTGAACCCGATCCGGCGGCACCAAACAACCCCGATACGGGAGCGGGTGCAGCGGCAGCTGCAGGAGCAGCAGACCCGGCTAAACCAGGCGCAGATAAAGCCTTCACACAGGCGGATATGGACGCTTTGGCGGCTAAGATTAAAGGCAAGTACGATAAGAAGATTAAAGCGTTGTCAGCGGAAGAAGGCGATCCCAATGCTGCGGATCCTGCAAAGGCCCAAGCCATTGATACCGCGCCGTATGTGATGGCAACAGCGAAAGCAGAAATCAAAGCACAGCTTGCTATGTTAGGCGTATCCCCGGAAAAGATTCCATATGCGGTACGTCTAATTGATCCGGCAGGTGTTTTGGCCGAAGGTTCTGTGAGTGAAGCACTCACGAAGACAGCGGTTGAAGCGATGTTGAAAGAGTTTCCTGAATTGAAAAAGGCCGCAACTGAAGATAAAGCCAAATTCAAGATTGGGGCGAATGGTCAACAGACAGTTTCAACAGATGATGAGGCGCTGGCGAAGATCTTCGGGAATAATAAGAAATAAAACAAGGAGGGCACTACAATGCCAAACACAGTCAATTATGTTACGAATTTTGAATCGCAGTTAAGACAAAAGTATACCCGTGAGTTGCTGTCCGTTGATCTATTGACAGAAAATGTCAAGTTCGTCGGAGCAAATGCGGTTAAACTTGCTTCCGTAAAAGTCAAAGGCTACGGCGATCATTCCCGTTCAGGTGACTTCAACCGTAAGACAGTTGAGAATACTTTCATCGTGAAGACGTTGGCTCATGATCGTGACATTGAAATCAAGGTTGATGCCATGGATGTGGATGAAACGAATCAGGTATTATCCGCGGGTAATATCACCAACACTTTTGAGACAGAACAAGCGATCCCTGAACGTGATGTTTACGCTTTCTCGAAATTGTATGCTGACTACACCAATGTAGCTATTGGCAATAAAACAGCCGATGTGACTGTGTTGAGTGCCGCAAACATCTTGGCAACGATCGACGGTATCCAAGAAGCGATGACGAATGCAGAAGTACCGGTGGACGGACGTATCTTGTATGTTACGCCTACAGTCAACAAGTATTTGAAAAGCGCTGTTACACGTCAGTTGACCGCCACTGATGGAGTAGTTTCCAGATTGATTACCGGCCTGGACAACCTAAAGATCAAAGAGATCCCGAATGGTCGCATGAAGACCGTTTATGACTTCACTGATGGATTCGTTCCGGGTGTTGCTGCTAAACAGATGAACATGATCTGCGTTCATCCGACAGCCGTTCTGTATGCGAACAAACATGCGTACATTCATCTTTGGGCTCCGGGCTCAGACTCTCGTGCAGCTGACAGTTATCTGTACCAGAATCGTGCCTATTGGGATCTGTTCTTGCATGAAACGCGCGTTGATGGTGTGTGGATTAACATCACGGCTTAATCGATGTTGATTGCAACGAAAGGTAATCGTCAAACCGTAATTGACGAGAAAGAGGTCAAGATCTTCACAGATCAAGGCTATGACGTGACAGATGAAAAAGGGAAGGTTATTGCCTTCCCCGCAAACAAAGTTGTGCCGTACGCGGAGTATGTGAAGCTGTTGGCCGAGAATGAGGCATTGAAGAAGAAATCAGCAAAGGGCGGCTCTGAGTAGTCGTCCTTTCTTTCCAAAGAAGGGAGACAACACATGCCAAACTTGTTTATCGATGTTACTTATTACACGGACATTTACAAAGGGAAGATTCCGCCTTTAGAGATTGAGGCGAATCTTGAAATTGCGCTGATTCAGTGCAATGACATTTGTTATGGACGTATCAAAGAAGGGATATCTGATGCGACGGTGCTAACTGTTAAGAAGGCGCTGTGTTATCAAGCTGACTACGTTTACAAAAACGGTGGAGCCGATGCAGGAACAATCACGGGTTGGTCAGTAGAAGGGCTGTCGATCAGTCAGGAAAGCGGTAATTCGAGACGTAACATCTCAGAGTATGCCTATCTGCTGCTGAAATCGACCAATCTTCTTACGAGGATCCTCTGATGCCGACGATTACATGGCCGAAGCACTTAGAGAATGCTAAGTGTACCGTGAAGTTGAATTTTGATGGACTGAGTGAAAATGGCGGACCGCGTGAAGCAGTAAGTTTCACCGGTTCTTGCATCTTCTCAGCGAAACGTCATAAGGTAGTTAACACAAAAGGTGTAGAGGTAATAACATCCGGATCAGTGATGCTTCAGGGCAATCTTTTAGATGGTGTGAATGGCGATATCTCCGGTGGTAATGTACTCATCAATCTGCATCTCTACGCTGTTGAAGCGATCAGTCAGACTTTTCTTCCCGGTGGAGTTATTTTCAACACCCGATTGGAGCTCAGATAATGGGCCTCAAGATCGATAGCAATATCAAAGTGGTGATGAATCAGCGGGAAATCAACCGGATATTATCAGCGCCTCAACTAGCACTGATGAAAACAGCTGAAGCTGTCAGAACAGATCTATTATCCACGCAGACAATGCCCTTCGCTTCCGGGACACTTCAGAACGAACAGACGCAACTTGAAACAACCAGCGTGACCAATGGAGTAGCCAGTGTAGTATCAGATACACCTTATGCTAGGCGACTTTACTTCCATCCGGAATACAACTTCCAGACGGGTAAGAACGCGAATGCCGGAGGCCGATGGTTCGATCCGTACATCAATGGAGAACTGGTCAAGTGGGTGCAAGAGTCGTTTGCAAACTTCTTAAGGAGGGGGCAGTAATGTTGCTTTCTGAAATCAGAGATTGGCTGAAGGTGCTATTTGGTTGGACGACATCGTGGACAATTGGAAAATTGGATACCACGAAAGAGCAGACAATGTGCCTCTATAACCAACCTGATCGCAGCGGATCCGGCATTGCTGTCGGAGGTCTTAGCAATACACGGTCAGCGGTTAAAAAGGTAAATCTAGTACTGAGATGGGGCATGGATGCGAATGCGGCTGAGATCAAAGCAAACGAGCTGTATGCGAAATTGTTGGTTGCTAAATCAGCAGTGATCGGCAGCAAAAACGTTTACTTTGTCCGGCTATCAAGTCCCGGCCCGATCCCACTAGACACCGACTCAAACGGTGTATATGAATATTTGATCGAAATGGAAATTTTCCATGAAAGGAGCTAATACATGCCTATTACAGCGGGAGAATATTTATCAAGTGATATCACATTCAAAGTAGGTTCCAAAGGCTTACTGAGCGTACTCCCAACCGATATGATCGTTGTTGCGGGAGTGGAGGGACTGGCCATCGGTATTGATGGCAAACAAGCAGAATGGTCACCGATGGACCAAGGCGGATTTACCCGCGCGATGATGACCGGTAAAAAGATCACCATCTCGATGGCTACGAAACGCACGATTGGCGATCCGGGTCAAGATTATATTGCGAGTCTCGCATGGTTAAACGGTCCAGCGTGTACGACCTTGTTTGAAGTTGACTTCCCTGATGGAGATAAGTTGACAGCAAAAGTGGTTGTCAATGTCAAGAAGTTTGCGGGGGGCGAAACGAATGATCCTTCAGGTCTAGAATTCGAACTTACCTTTGATGGTAAGCCGACCTACACGCCGGGGGTATAAGAAATGAGTAATATTGTTTCAACAAAGGATCAGCTAATTTTAGACAGTCCGCAGATCGAGATCAACGGACACGTCTTTCAAGTTGATAGTCGCAAATCGAATCTCGATAAACTCTCGAAAGCAATTAGTGCTGATCAAGAGCACGCGGATGATCTGGCTTTCAAATTTCTCATCGGCAAAGAGGGACTCGACGAAATTAAGAAGATGGATCTGAGTTTTGTCAATTACCAGGAGCTGATGGCCATATTGCAGGGGATCGTTTATGGGATCACTGCGGAGGAAGCGAAGAAACGATTTCTCAGCAAGTAATAAGGTCCCGGCCGGCTGGTATGATGCGGAACTTGATAAGGATCTGATCGAAGCATCCTTTGCTAAACAATACGGAATCCGATTGTCAAAAGAGGAGATATCCGTGAGTGAGTATTACCGATTACTCGGTGGACTGATGCACGATACTCCTCTTGGGGCAATTATTGAGATCCGTAGTGAAAATAGCGAGGACATGCTGAAGCACTTTACCCCGGAACAAAAGAGAATCCGGAGTGAGTGGAGAAGATATATCAGCAAGAAGCAGTATGAATCGATGACTGCTGAAGAGAAGAAATCTCAAATGAATCAATTACAAGCGGTCTTCAAGTCGATGGCCGGATTCAAGTAGAAAGGTGGTGGCTAAAAATGCCGACAAGTGCTGGTTCGGTTTTCATGGATCTGCGGCTTAACAAGAACACATTTCAATCCGACGTAAATAGCCTGGGGTCCTTCACAAAAGGAGTATTCACAGGCATGGCACAAGCGGCAGCCGCCGCTTTTTCTGTATATGCACTCACGAAATTCATTTCATCCAGTGTCGATTTAGCATCGAAGCTGAATGAAGTGCAGAACGTAGTGGATGTTACGTTCGGCTCCTCTAAAGAAAAAATCAACGCTTTCGCAAAAAGTGCAGTTTCCAGTTTTGGGCTGTCCGAATATGCAGCGAAGCAATATACCGGGACAATGGGAGCTATGCTGAAAAGCATGGGATTCACTGCGCCTGCAGCTGCGGGCATGTCCATTGAGATGGCCAAGCTAACCGGCGATATGGCTTCCTTCTACAACTTAAGTACGGATGAGGCCTTTGCTAAAATCAGAGCCGGTATCTCCGGTGAGATGGAGCCATTGAAGCAGTTAGGAATCAACCTATCTGTGGCTAACCTGAACGCGTATGCGCTATCAAAAGGATTAGGTGCGACGTATGACTCAATGAGCCAGTCCAATCAATCACTGCTCAGGTATAACTACCTGCTCAGCATTACAAGTGATGCTCAAGGCGATTTTGCCCGTACATCAGGCGGTTGGGCCAATCAGACCCGCGTGCTGAAATTAAACTGGGAGTCCTTTATGTCGACGATCGGCCAAGGATTCATTATGTTATTCACGCCGATCGTACAAGGAATCAACTTGATCATGCCGAAGCTCATTCAAATGGGACAAACGTTCGCAAACTTTATCTCAATGGTGACTGGCCAGAAGCTCAATACTACCAGTGTGACATCCGGACTCGCTGCTGTAAGTACCGGTGCTACTGAAATGGCTACGACTGCAGCGAAATCGGCTGCTTCAGCCAAACGTTCCCTGATGGGATTCGATGAGATCAATGTACTAAAGAAAAGTAGTTCATCAGGATCCGATGGTGGAGCAGGCTTAACTCCAGCGCTAACTGCAACAACAAGTGCGCCGAGCGAAGCAATAAGTCAGACTCAAGGTGAAGTTACGGGATTTGCGAAATTTTTGAAAGAAAACAGTGTGGCAATATTAGCAACACTCGCGGCAGTTGGAGCGGGGATAGCGACATTCTTCCTCTTGCCAAGTATGGGGGCTTTTATTGCACCACTAGTCGCGGCAATAGGGTGGGTACAAAACTTCTTTTTGGCGGTCTCTAACTGGGGTTTATTAAACACAGTACTCGCCGGATTAAATGTAACCTTTGGAACTTTGTTTTCTCCAATAGTGTTAATAACGGCAGGAGTAATGGCCGTAACTGGAGCAGTCGCCCAACTATGGATGACAAATGAAGGATTCAAAGCGGCAATGATCGGCGCTTGGAACGGCATAAAAGATACATTCAATAAGATTTGGGTAACAACACTGAGCCCAATATTTAAGTCATTCGTGACTATGCTAAATGATATTTGGGTTCAAGGCATTCAACCTTTATGGACAAACTTTGTTGGATTTGTTGAACAGATCGGATTACTGGCTACTGACCTATGGTCCTTTTTTAAGCCGATTGTTGATTGGTTTATCGTCACCTTCGGGCCAGTTATAGCCTCTGTATGGGGCGCGGTATTCAACACAATTTCAGCAGTAGTTGTTGGGGTACTTAATGTATTTGGTAACATGATGAGTTTTTTCGGAGGGATGATAGAGAATATAAGAACCATCTTCTCAGGCCTTATTTTATTCTTCACTGGGGTGTTTTCCGGTGATTGGTCAAAAGCATGGGACGGTATAAAGACTATATTTACGGGCGTATGGAATTCAATAAAATTAACGTTATCAACGATTTGGAATAGCATTCTTTCGATATTCAGCGCAGGAGGTAAGATATTTGATGGTATTGTTGGCGCCATCAGTGATGTGTTTAAGACAATAGTCAACAGTCTCATCTCAGGAATAAATAATGTTATCGCAGCGCCATTCAATATTATCAATGGCTTATTAAATACCGTTCGATCAGCATCAATTTTAGGAGTTCAACCTTTTAAAGGGATGTGGTCTTACAATCCATTGCCTGTACCACAGATACCTAGATTTGCTGGAGGTGCGGTAATCGATTCACCGACATTAGGACTGATGGGCGAATACCCGAATGCGAAGAGAAACCCTGAAATTGTATCGCCTCAGAATATCATGTATGAGACCTTCATGGCAGCGCTCGCTTCGCAGGACAAAGGGCCTACCAATGATGGAAATGTTACTATCCAAATTATACTGGATGGTGAAATTCTCGATGAACAGATTATGAATCGTCAGACGATGAAACTCCAAAGGAGCAATGGAAGGAGCGCTGGATAAACTATGGATGCTTTGAAAATCAATGGCCTCGTGATGCCCGCTCCCGATACTGACTCCTATGCGCTTGATCTTCAAGATTTGGATAGTGAAAACACCGGTCGTGGTGAAGAAACCGGAATCATGTTCCGGGAACGTATCCGCACGAATGTTCGAAAGTTATCACCTAAATGGTCAGTCCTTACAGGGGCAGAATTGAAAGTGATCACAGACGCCATTAGTGCAGCTGAATTTACAGTAGTTATCCTAGATCCTATTGCGGGATCTGCGCAGACGCTAACCATGTATGCAGGCGATCGACATCCAGTCTTTATTCTTCAGACGGATTCGATTGCAACGTCGCTTTTTTCCTTCACCGTATCACTCACAGAAGTTTAAGAAAGGAGATGAACCGCTATGTATTCAGTATCTGCAGACTATTTAAACAAGATCAACGGGAGCATTCGCGAAACGTCGTTACGTGGGACTCTGAAAATTGGGGAACTCACTCTTGTATTAACAGAGCTTGATATTGCTCCCGGATCCTTCTCTTATAACAACCAGTGTGTCAGCGGATCTGATATGGACCTTGGGTCCGTGATGGCTGCTGAAGCTAAGTTGTCGATCTACGATAACGTTACGGATCTGAACCTGGAAGGCGCGCGCCTCTTTATCGAAGCAGGGCTACTGATCTCTCCGGGTGTCTATGAGTATGCTCCTGTAGGAACGTTCAATGTTGTCTCAGCAATCCATAAACTGACCGTGATCAACCTTACCGCTCTCGACGATATGATCAAACTGGATGTCGCTATACCTTCAGACATGACCGGGACTCCTGATCAGCTACTGGATGTAATTGCGACAGAAACAGGAGTCGATGTAGCCAATAGCTCAGTTGCGACTTTCCCGAACGGAACGGACATTGTCATCGTCACTTTAACCGATTCACTAAAAACGTATCGTGATCTGCTGATGTGGCTGGCCGAATATCTAGCCAGTTATGCGATACTTGATCGCACTGGAAAGATATGGCTGCGTCGTGTTTATCAAGCATCGACTATGACGATTCCGCCATTGGTTCGTTTCAAGTCTCCGTCATTGTCCGATGTCAGCATGAAGATCACAGCGATCACTGCCGGCTTCTCAAGTTCACTTTTCGTACATAGTTTAGCGCTACCCACTAACGACGGTAGCGTTTTTCAATACGATGACAACCCACTCTTCTGGAGCTTATCCGATGAAGCGGCAGAGATCCGATTGATCAACATCCTGAATGAGCTTAACACCGCGCAATATAGTGTGTGTAAAGGAGTGGAGTTCAACGGTAATCCGGCCATCGATGTCGGTGATTATATTACTCTATCGGATACTGTTAGAGGCAATGTGCTTATTCGCGTTACATCGATCAAATGGAAGAGCAAAGGGAAATCGACTCTAATAGCAGCGGGGTTAAGTAACCAGTTAAAGGTCAAGAGTACGACGGATGCAAAAGTGGCCAGTTCTCGGACTGAAGCTAAAATTGACAAAGTAAAACAAGAGATCGTTTTGGTTGTATCCTCGGTCGAATCGGTCGGTCAAAACGCATCTGACGCATTAAGTGCCGCAAATACCGCGCAAGCGAGGGCAGACTTGGCAGTTACCAATGCGGCAACGGCGCAAAGTGCCGCAAACGCAGCACAAGGAACGGCCAATACAGCAAACAGCGCAGCATCAACAGCGACTGGGTTATTAGCGGATTTAGCCAGTGACTCAAAACTTACTGCTGTTGAAAAGCAACAAGTTAAAACCGAGTGGGATGCGATCGTTAGTGAAAAAGCGATTAACGACACCCAAGCGACCGCATTCGCAATTACTACCGAGAAAACAAATTACGGTACGTCATATTCGGCTTTGAGTACCTATATCACACCTCTATTGGCAAGTCTGATCGTGACATCCGATATCGTCGGTACAACCTTCAGAGCGACATTTAAGGATTATTATGATAAACGGCAATTGCTATTGAACGCTATCGCGAGTAAAAGTAAGACCTTAGCCGACGCGGCGCAAGGTACAGCTAATACCGCCGTTACCAATGCAGCCACCGCACAGACACAAGCAAACTTAGGCGTAGCAAATGCTGCCTTGGCTCAAACGAAAGCAAATCAAGGAGTGGCAGACGCTGCTACAGCAAAAACTCAAGCGGACTTAGGCGTAGCCAATGCCGCATTGGCGCAAACGAAAGCGAATCAGGGAGTGGCAGACGCTTTAACCGCGCATAATCTTGCCGATACAGCTATTACCAATGCCGCCACTGCTCAAACACAGGCTAACACCGCTACTACGAATGCCGCGGCTGCTAATACATTGCTCACAGACTTAGCTTCGGATAGTAAACTTACAGCTGTTGAAAAACAAATGGTTAAGAAAGAATGGGACGGTATCGTATCCGAGAAGGTATTGAATGATACGCAGGCTACGAACTTTGGCATCACGACCGAAAAGACCGCCTATGGAACGTCCTACACAACTCTGAGCACTTATATCACTCCGCTGCTGACCGATCTGACGACTACTTCTGATATCGTTGGTACAACGTTCAGAGCGAATTTCAAGGACTATTATGACAAGTTGACGACGTTGTTGAATGCTATTGCAGTCAAAGCCAAAACTCTAGCGGACACCGCGCAGACACAAGCGAATACGGCTACCACGAACGCCGCCACAGCAAAAACTCAAGCTGATCTAGGCGTAGCAAATGCAGCAACCGCACAAACACAAGCAGATCAAGGAGTAGCCGATGCTTCGGCAGCACAGGCATCTGCCAATGCAGCTAATGCTTCTTCAGCAGGGTTGACGACGCGAGTACAAGCTGCCGAACAGAAACTGACACCTCAAGCGATCACTCAAACTGTTGAAGATACATCCGCTTTGTTAGCCAAGAAATCCTATGTCGATCAAACGGCAGGTGCGTTCGCACTGGCTATTGGTGAAACAATTCGAGATGAATACGGGAATACGATCTCAAATGTTCAGGGTAACTTCATTTTCACTTCTGGTGGGTTAGAAATTAAGATGTCCGGGGCTGAGTTCTCAACGTTTTATGCTGCCAACCGGATCGAATTCAGACAGAACGGAAACGTTCTTCAGTGGTTGAGCGGTAACAAAAATTACATGACAGATTTGATCATCGTAGGTAATCTCGCATTACCAAAACATAAATTTGAAACATTAGCGAATGGACATACTGTTCTTCGCTACATTGGAGGATAAGCGCAATGGCAATGTCCGGTAATTTTATTAATCAATTTAAGACGGGTCATGCGCTTTATGTGGAGTGGTCAGCTACCAATAAGATTCCGACCAACAACATGGACGTTACGATCAATGTCTACGTTCGTTTAGCTGCGGGTTATTCAATCGATATTGGATCCAGAGCGGGATCTGTCGCTGTTGGAGGATATAACACTGGATTTAACGGTAATGCCCTCAAATATACAGGCGGCGATCATCTAATCTCCTCTGTCGTACTTTCCGATATTCCGCATAACGATAATGGATCGCTGTCGGCAACAGTAGCGGCAACGTATGCCTTCAATATGACCATTGGAGGAACGTATTACGGATCCTATACAGCTTCAGCGGCAGTTGATTTTGATACCATTCCCCGCGCATCACTCTTAAGCAGTTTCAATGACTTTCAGATTGAAACGACTGCGGGAGTGATTGGTGGAAACGCGAATGTTTATTCAGCGACGTTTTATCACCGGTTCAAGTTGTTTCAAGGTAGTACGGAAGTAGCTAGTTGGGATATTGGCCAGTTAGCAGTAGGTGCCTATGCGTACGCTTTGTCACTGACGGCCACCCAACGGAATGCGATCTTCGCTGCCATGCCGACGATCGATAATCAATTATTTACGTTGCAGCTAATTACTTACAATGATGCTGCACGGACCGTCCAGATCGGATCGACACAAGCTAAAACGGCAACAGGAACGATTCCTGTATCGTATAAGCCAACGATCACAACAGCGAATTGTAACTTTTCATGGGAGAATAAAAACAATGCATTGACTGCTGGGTACTTGATTCAGAATATCTCGACGCTTACGCTTCTTTTGAGTGGGGGTACAGCTCCGATAGGTGCTTCGTTGGCGGGTTATCGAATTCGCTTCTGCACCGTCACACGTGCGGGCGTCTATTCCGGTGCTGAGATTTCGGAGAACGTCGGTCTAGTACCAAATTTTGGATTACTCTATGCGTACTTTGCCATCTATGATTCGCGGGGTCGTTGGTCAGAAGAAATTAACGAACCTATGGCGGTTAATGCCTACAATCCCCCATTGAACAATGGATTCGATATACGGAGGAACGTTGCGGATCCGACTTCAGCTGATTATATCTTAAAATTTAGTAACAGCCTCTACAGTAGTGGTAACACCTGGACATACGCTTTATATTACTTAGTTGGTTCGACATGGGCACTCGCTAAGGCGGCTACAGCGATCGCCGCTGCATCCATTGATACCGTCTACACTCATGCACTACCCTATTCTGAATCGAGTGTATATACCGTAAAAGTGGTGTTGACAGATTTATTCAATACAGTTGAGTATACCGATACAATGCCAACGTCTGCCTTTCCTATTTCTTTTGGATTAGAGGGGTGCGGATTCGGTAAAGATACATCGGATACCTATAATATTGAGGCTGGGGCACGCGGAATTAGTTCAGACGGGCCGATTGTCTCAAAGGTTATTGTTGGAAATGCTCCTCTTTTGATCGACTCTCCGACGAAAGTTTATAACCTCAATGTGGATATGCTTGATGGGCAGCATATGGAAGATTTCATGCGGTACCAAGCAGCAGGAAATAATCCAGATATTGATACGTATAGATATGTTACTTCTATTTATTCGTTATATAATTCAGCAAAAACTCCCGAAGGTTCAATCGGTGTATTGGAAGTTATTGTATATTCTCCCGATTGGGTACTTCAACGATGGACACCTATCAGTTCAAATAACTCATCGCCGTGGCAAAGAATGTGGCATAGTGGCACAACATGGACTGTATGGAAACATCTAACGTAATTTTATAGATCTTGGCCGTTTAAAAGATAGGAGGATCCGATGGATTCAAAAATACTACTGAATAATGAGATCACTCGATTGGACACTCTACGAGAAGCCTACGATGTGACAGTCGAGAGTGGGGAAATCAGTGTTCTTGAAAAAGAACTAAATGATGCGGTGTTGAAGCGCAATGAAAAACAGATTGCGAGTGCCGGTATCAATATGCGCATTGAAGAGCTGCAGGCTGCGCTCAAGGCCATCGAGAGCCTTGAGTAGAAAGAGGAAAACAAATGACACAAGCTATACTCAACGCCTTTATTATGGTGACCGCCTTCATGGCATTCACGACCGTTTGTACTGTAGGTGACATGCTAGTTGGAGCATGGATAAATAAAGACCAGTGGGACAGTAAACGCTTCCTATCCGGGATGAAGTGGGGGATAGTCCTCTATGTTTTCTTCCTGTGGTTAATCGGAGCGGTCACGATTTTCCCATACCTACTGATGTATTTCAATATTGCCGATATCAACTTAACAAATTTAAACGCATTCTCATCTTATTCTGTAGCCGCTGCCTTCGCAGTGTTGGCCGGCCAGAAGTTATTTAACATGGGTACGAATCTATATAAACTAGCAACACTAACAGAAAAACCAAAGACGGAGGTGGAGTAAATGAAAAGAAGCGAGGATGAACGAGTTGATCTAGATTACTCCGCTGAGATCGCATTTCTACTGAAACAGGAAGAGGAAGAAGAGGTGAAAAACGATGAGCAATAAAACAAACATTGGGCTTGTTGAGTATGTCAAAAGTAAATTGAACGTTCCGACGATTTATATGTTGAGCGGCATCGGTCGCAGACTGACGGAATCAATGATCCAATCTAGAATTGCGCAAGGTGATGCTCATACGATTCGTAATCAAGGCACGATCAGATCCGGTATGGGTAAGTATTGCTTTGATTGTGTTGGACTGATCAAAGGCTATCTTTGGGAGTTAGCACCGGGTGTAATCAACTATGTTGGTTCTCAAGATCAGAACGTTCTGATGATGTATAATGCCTCGCATCAAAAAGGACTTATGGCATCGATGCCCGATATTCCGGGTATTCTAGTAATGACAGAGGATCTCGGTCATGTTGGAATCTACATCGGAAAAGAGAACGGAATTAACCAGTACATCGAATGCACACCGGCTTGGGGTGCATGGGGAGTTACTCGCAGTGCTGCTTCCGGATCCGCTCACAATCGGACGTGGAAGTACTGGTGCAAATATGCCCTAGTCGAATATCTTCCTGTGGGTGAAACAACATATCAGACCCACATTCAGAACGTGGGTGATTCCACTGTATCGAGTGACGGACAGATCTCCGGAACAACTGGAAAAGGTCTCAGGGTGGAAGCAATCATCATTCACGGACATTGCACCTATCGGGTCCATGTTCAAAACATCGGTTGGATGGAATACGTACGTGATGCCTGGACTGGAACGAGGAATAAAGCATTAAGGCTTGAAGCGATCGAGATTATTGCGGATGATGGATATACGATCGAAGCAGAGGCGCATGTGGCCAACATCGGATGGATGGGGATTCAAAAAGGATCTCACGTTATAATTGGTACGACTGGCCAATCGAAAGCAATCGAAGCAGTTAAGATCAAAGTCAGCAGGGTGTAGATATGAAAGCATTCAATAATGCCGCCTCGAGAGGTGGTGAGCAATGTGGACAATGAATGGGGGGGAGTAATCAAAATGTTCGAGTTCCTATACAAGTATTACACAACCTTGGCGATGACCTCCATTGTTCCGTTCTTGATCTGGATCATTCGATTAACAAAAAGTCGAATCAAGCATGAGAAAGAAGAAAGAGCAGCGGCTCTAAAAAAAGCGGAAGAAGAAAAAGCAGAGCAAGCAGAACGGGATAGGATTCGGGATGAAGCATTACAGAATTTGCTTAGAAACGCAATCATTGCGGTTTACAACCGGAGCATAGATAAAAAGTATATCGCCATTTATGAACGAGACAGTCTCGAAAAGGTATATGTTAGTTACCATGACCTAGGCGGCAATGGGACGATCACACATCTGATAGAAGTATTGAGACTTCTCCCAACTCAACAGGTAGACATTCCCAGCATGGAAAACATAATCGTTAGCAATAAAGCATGAGCCCCTTGATTGGGGCCTTTTTTATTGATTTTTTGATGAAATTATGCATTAATTATATTCATATATAAAAATTGTGTTAATATACAATTACAGAGGGTTAAACGGAGGAAAAATATGGAAGATTTAATTAAAAAGAACTTCGAATTTTACAAAGCAAATGCCACTAGTATTCAAAAAGAATACAAAGGGAAGTTCATCGTTATAAAAGACATGACTATTGTTTTTTCACATGCAGAATTATCTCATGCCATAGAATTTTCGAAAAATTTTGATGAAGGTACTTTTATAATTCAAAATTGCAGTGAGACCGAAGGAAGGACATTTCATTCGAGAGTGGTGGTAAAAAATGGTGACTTCGCAGCATCTAGCATTCACATCTAAGTATCCGCTTCTTTCCAAGGTTCTTAAAAATGAAGTGTTCGTTACATCTACTCGTGATAGGGATCAACCAGATATAAAAGACGTTAAAGCTATCGCTGTATGGGACACAGGCGCAACAAACACGACAATAAACAAGCGAATTGTTGATGAGCTTAGTTTGGTCCCAACCGGAATGCAAACAATGCATACAGCTAACGGTGCTTGCGATTGCTATACCTACCTTATAGATATTAAACTACCTAATCGAGTTAGGATTCGAGATTTGCTCGTTACTGGAACTGAAGTTATTGGTGTTGACATGCTAATTGGAATGGATATTATTACGCTTGGAGATTTATCAATAACTAATCTAGGAAAAACCACCTTTTCATTTCAGATGCCTTCGCAAAGTGAAATCGATTACGTTAATCCGAAAACGGATAAAGTAGTTGATTTAACTGGTCGAACACTGAGAAGACGACCTTGCCCCTGTGGATCAGGGAAACTATATAAAAATTGTTGCGAGAAAAAGGATCTAGAAAAGGAAACAACAAAGGTCTAGTTGCTAGTATCAGAGAAATGTTTAAACCATCCTAATGGATGGTTTTTTATTTCCATTCAATTTAATATCTTTGTAAGGACAATTATGTTTGGAAGCGTATCAGTATATCAGGAGGTGATAATATGATCTTATCGTTCTGGCTTAGATGCTTGATCGATTATACCCGACTTATCGAGAGCAATGAACCCCTGATACTCTATCAGAATCAGCTCGAAGAACTGTATATCAGTTAAGCAAATTTTAATTGAGTTGTGACATAATTTTGCAGGTATCCCCACAGATACAAAAGGCACTAGAAATAGTGTTTTTTTTATGTCACAAGACTGGAACTAAGCAAATTCCTATGATACAATAATGTTGCAAATGGGAGAAATGTTGGCAACAGCATCGATCTAAACTAACACACGTACTCGATAGGCGTGTGTTTTTTATTTACCCACCCTAATTATCAAGATATGAGCAAAAGTTATAGTATTGTATGGTCATTGTATGGTCAGAGATAAATAAAAGCCCTATAAATAGGGCTTAAAATGTGGTTGGCAGGGGTAGTAGGAATGATAATGTTGTTTTCCTATATGTTTCAAAGTGCCTAATTTAGGGCATATTTGACATTTTTCTTACCTCGTATTTACCAATTTTAACAAATTGTATGGTCAATTGTATGGTCACGGCTTATTTAGCAATTCGATCACTTGCAGTTCGTTTTCCCGTAACAGATGCGTATATACCTTAAGAGTCATCGTTATATCGCTATGCCCCAATCGTTTTGAAACGGCAACGATGTTCGCACCATTGTTGATCAGGAACGTAGCATGGCTATGACGGAGATCATGGAGACGGATCACCGGCAACATTGCAATCTTCGCGTTTAACGGGTCCTTGTTGTTCTTCTTAATGAAATTATTGCAGGCTCGAATCCCTCCGGTGAAATGCCGCTGAATGGAAGATGTAGATAAAGGCTCGAAATCTCCAAATAAGAAGCGACCATCTCTTGATAATAAAGGCTGAAGCATCACAAGGGTCTTATCATCCAGCATCACTTTTCTCAAACTGGAAGTTGTCTTTAGGGATTTGAATGTGCTTCCATATTGACTAATCGATTTATTAATATCTACATAACCCTCTTTGATATCAGACTTCTCTATGGCTCTTCCCTCACTTCGACGTGCGCCGGTCCTGAATAAAAAAGTGAAATAGGCTTTATATAAGTAATTGTCAACATGACCAATGAAGAGATTGAACTGCTCGTTTGTCCATACTTCATTGGCGATGAGATCAGACGACTTCAATGAAATGGGTTTTATTAATACAGAATTATTCTTAAATTCGTAGTAATCAGATCCGAATGTTGCCACTGACTTCATCAGGAAAATGGCTTTGTTTTTATAGCGCACAGCAGCCGTACTATCTGACTCAATCGCGTTCCTGGCTTGCAGATAGTCACCAGGGCGAATCTTTCTCATATTCTCATCCATCAGTGGCTCTAAGAAGCGTTTTGCGATCTGGCGGTATTTACTGAGGTTATTTGGATCGACATCGTGAGACTTGTTTTCTACATAGAGATCAAAAAGTTCACGGAAGGTCATGGTTGTTGATGTGACGCGATCATCCGCTTTTCGAAAAACATCTTCGTAATCAAGCGCAGCTCGTTTCGTGGTGAACCCGCGTTTCATCATTACTTTTACTTTTCCAGTATCATCCCTGTAGCTTGTCCGGCAATACCAGGTTTTCAATTTTGGATCTTTATACACTGCCATATTCAATTCCTCCTTCTTTTTTGTTATAATGGAGGTACAACAAATCCACCGCAAAGGAAATGTTGTGCTCACACCTCGTTTCGAACACGAGGTGTTTTTTTATTTCTCGATAGTAAATACTAAACCTTATTAATGGTCAGTACTAATTTACCAACTACGTGAAAGTTCATTGTTTCCACGGTAACAATGATCGGCGCATAGTTCTTGTTAGCCGGTTGAAGTGTTATGATTGCGCTTAACTCATCCTTAAAGAATTTCTTGCAGGTTGCCATATTATCATTAACGCAAAAGCAACCTATTTGGCCATTTTGGATAATAGGTGTTTTTTCGAAGATAAGCAGATCACCTTCTTTAATATTTTCGTCGATCATACTGTCGCCTTTTGCGTATTGGCAGAAGTACTCTTTGTTCTGGTGCAGAAGTGAGACCGGCAAATTGATATGTTCTTCAACATTATCATCGACAAACATGGCTGATCCGCAAGCTATCTGTGTGTAGAGGGGCAAGAGCAGCACTGATTTAAGTTCAAAATTAATAGCCTTATCCCCAACGATTACAACATCTTTGAAATCTTGTTGGGCTTCAAGTAGGGATATCCTATCTGAGCTATCCTTGACTGCTAATTGATAAAGTTCTGCTCTATCTATATTAAGAGCGGCCGCTAACTTATCCAAATCTTCACTGCTGATCCTTACAGGACGACCAGCTTCAGGATCATAACCGGATTCGATATTCGAAAGTTCCGTCTCAGAAATGCCAGACTTTGCTGAGAGTTCCTCGACCGTTAAATCTCCACGAAGCGAATGTATTCTTTGACCGAAAGTAGGTGCCTTAGAAATCTCATTCCACCCCATCAAATAAGCAGGGGTGACATTAAGTGCCTCCGCTAAAAGGTTGATCTTATCGCTTCTTATATTTTTAATTTCTCCGCTAAGGTATCTAGTAATTGTGCTTGGGCTAACTTCTATTTTTTTTGCAAGATCTTCGCCGCTTATGTCCAATGCTACCATTCTACTTCTGATTATGTCTTTTAGTTCCATAGTGCATCTCCTTAAATGGATTATATTGCATATTTGCAATATATTCAAGAAATATTTTATTTATATTGCGTTTGCGCATTGACAAGGGTATAAGTTTAATGTAATATTTAATTGCGTAAACGCAAGATTGAGGTGCAAAATGATCAACATTGAACTATTCAAAAACACGATTTCCGAAAAAGGTAAATCAATTAAAGATGTATATGTCTTTCTAAACATCGATTCTTCCACTTTATATAGAAAAATGATAGGCGAAAGTGACTTCTACCGAGAAGAAATTAAAAAAATATGCGAATTGCTTGAAATAGAAGATCCAAAGCCAATTTTTTTTGATAGTTGAATTGCGCAAACGCAATTAAAGGAACAAAACCATAAATGAAAAACAAAGATCAACCAGACATGAATATTCTATTCAAATATTATGCGACTAAATCTGACATTCGTGAACTCCTGGGAGGAGCTCGTTGGGAAAGTGTGACCCGTGTGTTCGCAGAGTGCAAGAGAATAGAGAATGATCAACTTAATATCCGACCGAATAAAGTGCCTTCTCAACTTGTGTTTAAAGTTCTGAATATCAACTACAGCTTTGCTTTAAAACAATATCGCGAAGGTCAGATTAAAGAAGTTAGGTAAGTAAAAAGTACCAAATAAAGGAGGCACCCGCATGCCAAACACAAAATTAATGATTAAAACGAGAAGAGCAGACTATGAAGTCATTGGCTATATGCAGAATGACTTAGGCAATTATGCCATAGCTCTTCTTTATTGTCCAAATGACAGGAACACACCCTATGTCGTTGCCGACTGTCTATACGAAGAAGATGGTTTCTATCTCTGGAACTTCGGAACGTACTTCTCGGATAGCAAGAAAGCCCGGAAGCGATTCAAAGCTGCTCTGCTGGTCTATTAAGAGGCACGCTATGAAAAACAAATTAACCGATCTGAATGATCACCTATTCGAGCAGCTTGAAAGATTGAATGACGATGACTTGACCGGCGATCAATTAAACGCAGAGATCGCACGATCTAAAGCGATGACCAACGTAGCGCAGACGATCATCAACAATGGCGAGTTATTACTGAATGCTAAGAAACATGTCGATGATTACAATCTTGGAAAATCAGAAATGCCGGTTATGATGCAGATCGACAATAAATGATGCACTTCTTTACGAAAGACAACCTCGATTATCTAAGACAGATCGCACCGGGCCAAAGCGCTCAAGAGATCACCCAACGGTTTAATGAACACTTCAACTTAGAGGTCACAATCAATCAGATCCGCTGGTGTAAAAAGAACCATAAAATATCAAGTGGATTTGACGGTCACTTCGCAAAAGGGCATAAACCGATAAACGCGATTCAAAAGGGCCAACACATAGGGATATCTACTGAGTTTAAAAAAGGAGGGATTGGGTGGAATCGTCTACCGGTTGGAAGTGAAAGAGTCAAGAGTGATGGATACATAGGTGTGAAAATCGAAGAACCGAACAAGTGGAAGGCGAAACACGTGATCCTTTGGGAGAACTTCTACGGTCCGGTTCAAAAAGGCTACAAGTTAGTTTTCTTAGATGGTAACAAGCAAAACGTGAGTCTTGAGAATTTGGTCCAAGTGACCTACGCGGAGATGCTGCTGATCAACCAACACGGATTGATCAATACAGATCCTGAATTATCGAAGACAGGCGTACTACTGGCCACTCTCATGAATAGAACCTTTACGGTTAAAAAGAAAAAAGGAGGAAAGAAGTAATGACAACGGAGGAACAAACGAAGTTAAGAGAAGAGAGACGTCTCAAACTATGCGCATTGATGAAAGAAAATAAAATCACGGGGTCGGCTGTTGGCGCGCATAGCCATATCGGCTCAGGCAGTATCTCCTTGATGATGTCCGGCAAACAACCAATCACCGATAAGACATGGACAATCCTCAATGACGCAATCGAAGACATTCTAGATAGAAGAGGAGTGCCTGTTGCTAACCCGACACCTACCCCGATTAAACCAATCGCGGTGTCAGTGCCGAAAGTCGCTGAAGGGAAAAGCCTAGTCCAACAGCATATGTGGATCGCGCTTAGCAATTTCGAAAACACACTGATCCACAAAAAAGATATCGAAGGTAAAGAAGACACATTTTTGGAAGAGTTAAAAAGTAAATACGGATATAACTGCAGCTTGATCAATAATGGCAATTGCTGGATCGTGCATCGCGCCGTCGTTATTGAGGATCTTCCGGAAGTGAAGGATCACTGGGATGTCGAGGCAATACCCAATATGGCTAGTATTGTTGTACCAGCTGAAGTTGCAATGGAAGGAATCACTATTACCCCTGATGTTGCACCGGCACCGATTCGGATTGAAGCCGAGGACATTCCTCAATCACCGGCACCGAAGATCATACAAGCAGCCGAATCAGCTATCTCGGTTGAAGAGCAAATCGCCTATATCAAAAATCTGAGTGAACGTAATCTGCAGCTGCTTGAGAGTGCTGATCTACTCGGTTATAGTTCAACACTTGTCCGAATTCGAAACGATCAGCCGGTACTCGATCATATCCTGATCACACTTAGAAACCTCACGGTTGATAAGCCAGCGACATTTGAAGAGCATTGCCAAGCCGTTGCTGACTATTTAGTTTCAAATTATAACCCTCACACAACAGTTGTCATTACCACAGAATTTGCAAAAGTAGTGATGGATGAAATGGGCTTCCCTATGAATGGCTATCCGGATGAAAAACTTAAATAAATCTCGATCTGCCAAGCAAATTGAGGAAAAGGGAAAAGGCATGAGCGATATAGAAAAGAAAATCATTACACTAAAAATCATAAACGAATATGCCAAAATCAGTCAAAGCTTGAACACGGTTGCTTCTCTTATAAATGATCTTAACAATATTGGCGATGTCGAAAAAGAAAGTCCCACTGAGTTAGTCGATAATTCTCTTTCTTAATCTATCAGAGAATCTCCTTCTCTGATGCGTATCCGCATGGATCGTCCACTACCCCCTGGACGTATTTCCCCCACCCTTGATCTATGCGGATACACATGAGGAAAGGAGGTAAAGATATGGAAATTATTAAGAATCTACCCGGTGGTATGGCAATGAAACATGGATCTGCAGAAATGCTAGGTGAAGAGCCGGTTGAGCTCTTATCCACCTTCAGTGGATCTCCGATCGTGAAGTTCGCTGATGGAACGATCGTATTAATGCCTTGGGCGGATATTGTAGCGATCGCAGACAAGTATAGACAGGAAGCGCAAATAAAAAGCACCGGTTCTTAGGGAGAGTAGGTGCTTCAAGGACTATTAGTTCCTGGTCCTATTATACCAAATGAAAGGGATCAAATCAATGAAGAGAAACAGACAATCGCTAATCCTGATCACATTACTCGGAGGATCACTCATTTTCTCCGGGACTGCAACGATGGCCAGAATCAGCAAACAAAAGCAGCTGCTCCAAACCCAGCGTGAACTCGCCAAGGTGACAGAAGAAAATGTCAAACTATGGCGCACTGTTGAGGCTTTGCAGGGCGATCTCAAGGCATCCGAAGAACTACTCGCACTACGC